GGGGACAGTTTCTTTGTTGACGGTGGGAAGTTGCAAGTGGTGTGTAACAACAACTACCGGACTGGCAAGAAGTTGGATAGGAAATTCATCGCTAGATGCGAGAAGGAAGGAGTAAGGGTATGGAGAACGGCTTAGTAAACGGTCATAACGCCATGATGCCTATGGCTGCTGAGGACATGAAGAAGGCTTATATGGAGCGTGTGTATGCCATGAGCCATGCTGAGTTGTTCCATGAGCTTATGCGTGTGCATACCGAGTCTTCTCGTTTGATGCTGATGGCTCAAGAGGAGCTGGAGAAGGGGCGTAGCCAGCTTGAGCAATACGAACCTATCCACTAGAGAGCAGTTAAGGGCGAGTAGGGTTTGGCTTCAGGGAGAAGTCAGAGCTGCGCTTCTTTGTAAAACCAAAAAACAGAAGATTGCTTTGGTTGACAGATGGAAATTGCAGTATTCGCCCATAACTGTTCAGGAGCTACTGAATGTGGCTAGAAACAAAAAGACTGCCGGGGACATCATTCATTGGAACTTAGATGAAATTTAATTTACAGCAGTTCTATAAGTTCTGTGACAACCTTAAAATTGAGACTAAGGAGCAAGGTCTTAGGAACATGGACCAACTCCTTGGTTCACAGACCTATGTCATGGAAGAGATTAACTCTGGCTTGGCTAACGGTATTCACTTCTTTGTTATTTTGAAAGGTCGGCAACTAGGTATTACCACCATATCCCTTGCGTTAGACCTTTATTGGCATTTCACTAACGCAGGGCTTGGGGGAACACTTGTTACAGATACCGAAGAAAACCGAGATATGTTCAGAGGAACACTCGGTGCATACATGGATGGACTCCCAAAAGAGTACAAAATCCCCATGCTTGCCCACAACAGAAACTCTTTGTCTCTCAAAAACAGAAGTCGTATCTTCTACCAAGTTGCGGGACTTAGAGCCAAGGGTTCTCTCGGACGCGGAAAAGGCATCACATTTCTTCACGGCACAGAAACATCTTCTTGGGGTGATGAGGAAGGTCTGGCTTCCCTCTTAGCCTCTCTTGCTGAGACTAACCCTGAGAGACTCTACATATTTGAATCTACAGCCCGTGGCTTCAATATGTTCCATGAGATGTACGTTACTGCTAAACGAGCGCGTACTCAGAAGGCAATCTTTTGTGGCTGGTGGCGCAATGAGTTCTACTCTGCTGACCCAGACTCAGACATCTACAAAGTCTATTGGGACGGCAAACTTACCACCGAAGAGAAAGAGTGGACTAAGGACATTAAGAAGCTGTACAACTTTGAGGTCAACTCAAGACAAATGGCTTGGTGGCGTTGGAAGATGCTCGAAGGTATCAAAGATGAGAGCTTGATGTACCAAGAGTTTCCACCTACTGAGGACTATGCCTTTGTGATGACCGGCACTAGCTTCTTCTCAATAGCCCGTTGTACTGATGCAGCCAAGATTTCTAAGAAGCTATCCTTTGATAACTACCGCTATGTATTTGGCGCTAACTTTCAAGACACCCAAGTAGTCAAGTCTACTGAGCGCTTGTCTACCCTAAAGGTATGGGAAGAGCCTGTGGATACCGCTTACTACGTCATTGGTGCTGACCCTGCTTATGGGTCAAGCGACTGGGCTGACCGCTTCTGTATCCAAGTCTATCGTTGCTACTCGGACGGTATGGAGCAAGTAGCTGCCTTTGCTACCTCTGAACTCAACACCTATCAGTTTGCTTGGGTGATTGCCCACCTTGCTGGCGCATACAAGAACTCAACCTTAAACCTTGAGGTCAATGGACCGGGACAAGCAGTTATTAACGAACTCAAGAACCTGAAACGCCAAGCGGCTGCTATGGCTGGAGAAATGGGCAGACACCTTATGGATGTCTACGGCTCAATGTCCAACTACATCTGGCGCAGAAATGACACGATGGGGGGAATCTCTAACTCTATTGGCTGGCTAACGACAACCCAGACCAAAGAACGCATGATGACCTACATGAAGGATTACTTTGAGCGAGGAATGATGGCGGTCTACGACATGGAAACCCTAGAAGAGATGAAGACCATTACCCGTGAGGGCGGCGGAATATCCGCTTCAGGGCGAAACAAGGACGATAGAGTTATAGCCTCTGCTCTGGCGGCTGCTGCCTATGCTGAACAACTACAACCTCGCTTGACCGCTATGAGAATCAGCCGTGTTGTCTCTCGCGCCATTGAAGACAAGACCCCTGAAGAGGTGGCTGTCGGTCGCAATGTATCTGACTACTTGAAGAGAATTGGTGTCTATGGACCATAACAATCTCACAATAGTTTCTGTCTACGGTCACAACGATGGGGCAAGCGCTATCCCCTCCATACAGAAGTCTGTACGAGAGCTGCCCGGTTCACAAGGGATGCTCTTGTCTATTCAGAAGCCTGAGAACTTACCTGATGACATTATTTGGCACAGAATAGGCAACCTTGACTACCTGATGTATTCGGTCTTTATCATGCACAGCCTGTATGCGTTCATTGATACAGATTATTGCTTGATTGTCCAAGACGATAGTTGGGTGCTAAACGGGGCTAATTTCAAGCCTGAATACTACGAATATGACTATATCGGTGGAGTCTCACACGCTGCAATGATAGGCAACCAGTTAGTTCTACAAGGCGGATGGTATGACAAATTTCCACGAACTCTTGTCCAAAACGGGGGCTTTAGCCTGAGAAGCAAGCGTTTTCTTGAAGCGCCAAACCGCTACGGCATTGTCCACAGCCATGCCCAAGACATTCATCTCTGGAATGAAGACGTACAACTGTCTTGCCTGAAAAGGCACACCTTTGCTGAACTAGGTATGAAGTACGCCTCTGAGAAAACTATCCGAGACTTCTCCCTAGAGAACGTCATTCCCACATTCCATGATGACTTTGACTTCCACCAACTCCTTGGTAGTCATTCAACTTCTCGCAAACTTGTTTCAGATACGCACATACTGGTAAACCCTATATGCGTCACCTCACATAGAGAGCCAGACTTTCTATCCTTCTTGCAATCCATTGGATACACCATAGAGTATGTTGCCAGTAACCATACCCAAGCGTGAATTGTTGCGCGTGATTAAACGCTTAGTCAAAGACCAAAATAGAGGCATCTCTATCAATCTCTTTGCCGAGCTGTGTGGTGTTGACAAAGACCATTTGCTTGATGTATTTTTCTATCGCATCCGACCTCTGACCGAATATATGCAGATACGGGTGAGTAAAGGTTACAACTCATGGCTAAAAGGCGAAGTAGCCGTCATGCAAAACAGAGACAAAACACGGTTTGTGGAATACAGGCGCGAACCCAAGCCCCGACTAGCCCGTACAACGGGGCTACACCTAGTCAATGGGGAAATAAAGATTAAGGTAGGGGTGAGTAATCGCGGGGATTATTCAGGTCAGACCTTAGATGAAGCACTTAAAAGGGGATAACTATGGCTGTGCTAAAAGACTATAAATGCGACAAACACGGGTACTTTGAGAGCTTTGAAGCTAAATGCCCAATGAAGAACTGCTCAGAGGAAGTCTATGTTGTCTTCTTGCAAGCTCCGGGACTTATCTCGGATACCACCAAGAGGAACGACAAAAACGTCAAACAACTAGCTATGGAGTTTGACATGACCGATATTAAGTCTACCCGTGAGGGAGAAAACCAAGGGGGCTTCTTTAGTCGTAAGAACAAAACATCTAAGCGCCAGCTTGAGAAAGAAGCTAAGATTGCCGCAGAACGTCCAAGAGAGCCACAACCAAGAGACTCTGCTATTTGGGGTGGCGGTGGAGGCGTAGATATGAAGTCTGCTCTATCTGGAAGATTCAATCGTCCAGTTGGTCCTCAACTTGGAAAAGAAACAGAAGTGGTATCGGTAATGCCTAACTCTATGGGAAATTTGACTGGACCTAAGATGGCTAGTTATACTGCCGACCATGAAAACCTAAGTCTGAAAAAATAATGCGGATTCCATCCAACGACCTTCTTAGAGAACAGTTCTACCGTGACTTGGTTGAAAAGTGCATGGTGTCCCTACAAGAGCGAAAAAGTGATTACAACTCTTTGCGCTCTTTCTTTCTCTTTGGCGCTGGTCCTGATGAGCCACCGTGTATCTTCAATAAAATCTATCCTCACATTGACCAACTAACATCGTTCCTCTACTCAGCAGAAACGACACGGTTTTCTATCAATGTTGGGGCTGCCGTCCCAGACCGAGAACAAATTAAAGTTCCTCGCTTGACGCTTGCGCTCAATGATGAGTGGATTAATTCCAATGCAGACCAAGTGTTTAGTTCAGCCCTAACTTGGGCGCTATGCTTTAACTCGACCTTTGTCAAACTTGTCTACAACAACGGCATACACCCATACATGGTAGAGCCAGCTAGCCTTGGCGTGTTGCGTGAAGATACCCCTTATACAGACCGGCAAGAAGCCATCGTTCAAACTTACTACATTACAAAGTCTGAGCTTTACAACCGGCTGTATTCCCATCCTAAGCGCGAGTCAATTGTTAAGCGCATCTCTACTAGCATACACACCAATAGTGAAGACTTACCAGAAGGTCTTGACCGCATCATGCTGTCTCAGTCAAACCCTACTCTGTATGGAAACGTCAACCTAGACCTCTCAGGAGTGAGCCGCTACAAGGCGCGTGTAGCTGAAGAGACAGTCAAGATGTATGAG